TTGCGCGTGTGTTTGATTTTTATAACTTTAACATATTTATGTGGAATAAACAGTGCTTAAGTCACGATTTGTCGTTTTAACAACAAGAATTGACTGACCTGCTAAGCGAAAGAGCATCCGCTTAAAAAAGAGAATATAGCAAATCAAGAAAAGAAGTGGACGAGGAAGAAAGAAGAGCGATAACGCAAAAGAACAGATAGCCTTTGAGCTGAAGCAGGCCGCGCACACGGACGGAAAGCTGACGCAGGAAGAGATCGCTCAGCTCGGTCAACTGCTCTTGCGAAGACCACCGCGAAGCTCTCCGCCTCTGCGATGGGCGTGTTGACCGCCGCGCAGGTCGATATCTCCGCGTTGATCACCGGTACGGCCGAGCATTTGATTGCTCAGATGAAGGCGGATTGAAGCTGAGATAAACGAACAGAAACGCCATTAGATTCCCGCGAAACGGTTTAAACGCCGTCTCGCGGTTTTTTTTGCTTCCATACCGCCCGATTCTGTCGTTTCTGTGGCCGTATATTGAGAACGACGCATTCGTTCTCGGATAGGAGAACGGCATGGTACAAAACGAAATCGAAAAGATCGTCCGTCTGCAGCGCCACGGGTATGGATATAAGCTGATAGCACAGATGACCAAGTTGCCGCAAAACACGGTCAAGTCATATTGCCGTAGGCATCCGTTTGTCTGCGCGGAAGGTGAGGATACGCCTCGATGCAGACAATGCGGAAAGCCAGTGGAACAGGCACCACACAGGAAACAAAAGCTGTTCTGCTCAGACGCTTGCCGCATGGCGTGGTGGAATTCACATCCCGAACGGGTAAAGCGGGGATCCTATCATACCGCGATGTGCGCTTCATGCGGATGTTCGTTTGAATACTACGGCGGCACAAATCGCAAGTTCTGTTCTCGCGTGTGTTATGCGGCGTACAGGAGCCGGGAGGTGCGATAATGAGCGACGATCATCTTAAGCGCGTGAACGCATATCTTCTGGCTATGACGACCGCCGATCATCTGCTTCGGGAAGGGATCATTTCGAATGAGGATCATCAGCGGATAGAACCCTTGATTCTAGCAAAATACGGGCTAAATTCCAGTAGTATTTATCGCCGGATTGACTGGATAAAGAGCCGCCCAAGAGGTAATATAACCCCTACAAAAAAGAGGTGACTATATGGAAAGAGTCGTGGAACAGGTGCAATTTTACAAGCACCCACCAACAACGTTCAAGCGTGTCGCCGCTTATGCCAGAGTATCTTCAGTCAAAGTCGCAACTATGGAGGCACAATCCGCAAGTTCTGTTCTTGCGTTTGTTATGCGGCGTACATGAGACGGGAGGTGCGATAATGGGCGACGATCATCTACAGCGCGTGAACGCATATCTTCTGGCTATGACGACCGCCGACAAAATGCGTCGGCAAGGGGTCATTACGGATGAGGATTGTCAGCATATCGAGCCTTTGATCTTGGCTAAATACGGACTTTTCTCCCGCAGTATTTACCGCTGGATTGACTGGATAATCAACTGCTTTAGAGGTAATATGACACCTGAAAAAAAGAGGTGATCGAATGGAAAGAGCCGTGGAACAGGTGCGAATGAACAAGCACCCACCAACAAACAGAATGCGCGTTGCCGCGTATGCCAGAGTATCTTCCGGCAAGGACGCGATGCTGCATTCACTTTCAGCACAGGTCAGCTATTACAGCGACCTTATTCAAAAGCGGCGCGGCTGGCTTTACTGTGGTGTATATGCCGATGAAGCGATTACCGGCACAAAGGATGATCGTGCGAACTTTCAGCGGATGCTGGATGACTGCCGGGCCGGAGAAATAGACCTCATACTCACGAAGTCCATTTCCCGATTTGCGCGGAACACAGTATCGTTCCTTCGGATCGTGCGCGAACTGAAGGACCTGGGCGTCGATGTTTACTTTGAAGAACAGAACATCCATACCATGAGCGCGGATGGCGAACTCATGCTGACGATTCTTATATCATACGCACAGGAAGAAAGCCTTTCGGTTTCCGAAAACTGCAAATGGTACTGGCGGCAGCGAATGAAGCAAGGCAACATGGTCGGGCTACGCCGGATGTTCGGCTACAACATCGTTAGCGGCGTCATAACGGTAAACCCAGTAGAAGCCGCGATCGTAAGAAGCATTTTCGACCAGTACGTTTCCGGCGGCTCAACCGTCGGCATTGCTCGAGCGCTGGAAGCAAGCGGCGTACCTACGGTTTCAGGCGGCAAGTGGAACGACTCACGGGTGCGCGATATTCTGAAGAACGAGAAGTACACAGGCAACGCACTCCTGCAAAAGAAGTATGTTGCCGATCATCTGACAAAGCGGCTGGTTCGCAATCACGGCGAACTCACACAGTACTATGTCGAAGGAACGCACGACGCGATCATAGATCCCGACACCTATGAGTTTGCGCAGCGCCGCATAGCGCAAAACACCGAAAAGTGCAATGTTAAGAAGCCTACCACCGCGCGGTATCCTTTCTCCGGCAAGATCGTGTGTGGAAATTGCGGTAAGCATTTTGGCAGAAAGACAACGCATGGTCGAGTTTCATGGATATGCACGGTTTTCCAGTTCGAGGGAAAAAGCGCCTGCCCGGCTAAACAGATACCTGAGTCCACGCTGATGGCCGTCTGTTGTGATGTGTTGGGCCTTGCGGAATTTGACGAACGAGTCTTCACCGAAAGGACATCCGGCATACGGGTCACGGCGCCAAACGAACTCCTCTTCCTCCTCGCTGATGGTCATACGGAGACGAGAGCTTGGAAAGACCGTTCACGCCGCGAAAGCTGGACGGATGAAATGAAAGAAGCGGCACGGCAGCGTTTCGCACAGAAACGGAGGGATTTACGCAATGAGCAATAGGACGGTAACGGTCATTCAACCTACGATTAGCACTTTTGCGCGGATGCCTTTGGCACAGACGGCAAAGCGGCGCGTGGCGGGCTACGCTCGTGTTTCCACCGATAGCAAGGAACAGATAACCAGCTATAAAACACAGGTGGATTACTATACGCGCTACATTCAAGAACAGCCTGACTGGAAGTTCGTCGGTGTGTATACCGATGAGGGAATCTCGGCGGTCAACACGAAGAAACGCGATGGATTCAATCAGATGGTGCGCGACGCGCTGATCGGAAAAATCGACCTCATTGTCACAAAAAGCGTCAGCCGCTTCGCACGGAATACGGTCGACAGTTTGGTGACCGTCCGAAAACTCAAAGAAAAAGGCGTTGAGGTTTACTTTGAGAAGGAAAACATTTATACGCTCGACAGTAAAGGCGAATTGCTCATAACGATTATGTCTTCATTGGCACAGGAAGAGAGCCGATCGATTTCGGAGAATGTCACATGGGGTCAGCGGAAGCGGTTTGCGGATGGGAAAATTAGCGTAGCATACAAACAATTCCTCGGTTACGAGAAAGGCGAGGATGACATGCCGCGGATCGTCGAGAAAGAGGCTTTGATCGTACAGCGCATTTACGCGCTTTTCATGGCTGGGAAAACGCCGTGCGGCGTAGCCCGACTACTGACAGAAGAGGGCATACCAACTCCCGCCGGGAAAGCGCTATGGCGCGCATCCACAGTCGAGAGTATTTTGACGAACGAAAAGTACAAGGGCGCCGCACTTTTGCAAAAGAAGTTCACGGTCGACTTTCTGCTGAAAAAGATGAAGACCAATGAGGGCGAGGTTCCGCAGTATTACATAGATAAAACCCATGAACCGATTATTGACCCCGTGGAGTTTGAACTGGTGCAGGCCGAGTTCGCCCGGCGTAAGGGTATCGGATACCGTTACAGCGGAAACAGCATATGGTCGTCTCGGATCGTGTGCGGCGACTGCGGAGCTTACTTCGGCGCAAAGGTATGGGATTCTACCAGCAAATACCGCCGAACGATATGGCAATGCAACGCGAAGTTCCAAAATGACCGACGATGCTCGACACCCCATTTGGATGAGGAAGAGATTAAGGCGCGGTTCGTTACCGC